GTAGCCGTCTTGGCTAAAAAAACGCCCTGTGACCTATTACCTTTAGATACGTTACAGCGCTTGCAACAGGCCACAGCATTATCAAAGCTCATTACTAACTCTGGGGCTTTACTTACAGGTATAACGTGATCTACTTGATCTGCATCTGCTCCACAGTAATAACAGGTGTAGCTATCTCTAGCTAATACTTGGTTTCTAAACTTATATCTATAAGCCCTGTTTACTCTAGGGTCGCCACGCTTAGACACGCTTAAACAGCTCCTCAGCCTCTACTTCAACGCAGCCATAGCACCAAGCCTCATAATCTCTATACTTACTCCAGATAATTTCACTTTCATCACTAGGCAAACCGCAATTTTTGCAGATAATAATAGCCATTAGTACCAGCCTTTCTTATTATGATGACGTAACGCTTTACACGCATCACCCTTATATATCCTATGGTTATCTATGTACTTTAGCCCTAAGTCTATCTGTTTGTAAGGGTTTGTTTCTTTCATCTTTAACAGTTGTGGTATGCCATAAGCGCTACTGTTTTTATTTTTGGCTTTAGGCCTCCAATTACTTTCTTTAGTCCACAGCTTTTCAATACATACAAACTCTTTATATGAGCCTATCTTTATATGAGCATATATTTTATAGGCATCTATAGCATTTATATCAGCTTTTACGGGTAAGGTCTGTAAAGATAGCAAGCCTAAAATTAGGCAAAACTGTAGCCCTAGCTGTCGCAGCGTTCGCAAGCTAGCGCCCTTCGGGGCTTGCGTTCCGCGCAGACAGCGTACCCGATAAGTCAAGTGTGAAGCGATATTGTGGATAACTTGAGCGGGGCTTGGGCGTGTTGTCCACAGGTTTTTAGCCCCTGTGGACAACTTAATTGCGTACCTGCCTAGCGTTATTTACATCTACCAAAGTTATATCTAATAGCCCGCACCTAGTGCATTGTAGGCATTTGACGTTAGGTGGCAGGTGGTCAGATACCACGCGCTCTAGCTGTAGCGTGTTGGTCTTGCATTGTCTGCAGTTAGCCTCTATGTAAAGCATAGTTTGTAACCCCATTATCTATTTAGCTATAGCTATTTGTATTACTGGATATGGCATACTGCTTATTGGCATTAAATTACCCTGTGGTATCCACCAATTAGCTTGGACTTTATGCCTAAATCGCTCATTTTTGGCCCATGCAATAGGCAAGCAACCTACTACTGTGTATTCGGGTGATTTATTTAGCACCAAAACCGCTATGTCCTCTGTGCGATCTATTTCTTGGATAATTAAATGTCCGGTTAAGTATTTAGTGGATTTAACCTCTATATTTTTACCTACATCTGCTATGCGTTTACCTTTTACTAAATATGGGTCAAAATCATAACCTAGCACTTTAGCTACCGCCCACTCACTGCCCGTAGCCGCCGCATCTTGCGCTATAAACTCGTGCAGGCTAAGGCCCGACTCTGCAGCTTCATATGCACCGCTGCGCGTATCCCAATAATCCGGGGTATTTTCTGCCCTAATTAACGCCGCTTTATGGCAAGTGTATTGCTCTTGTTTTGTAAGCGTTATTTTATTCATTTACTGTTTGCCCTTTCGCTATCGCTCATAAATGCCTCTGGTACAGGCTCGCGCTCTGGTATTGGGTCTAGGTTACGCCCAGCCTCTAGTAATACCTCGCTATGATCATCTGGCATTAGCCATTTATCGCCATACTGTTTAGCCCATATTGGCGGGCATTGTTTAGCCTTTATCTTCTCGCTGCACATATAGCCCCTGTATGGTCTGCCTGTCTTACCTATGCCCTCTAGTAAGACCCTATGCCCGTGTGTACATATTGGCGGCTCTGGCATTATCTCAGCCCCTAGCTTGGCTTTAAGGGCGCTTATGGACTCAGCGGCGCTAGGTACTGCACCGCCTGCCCCGCGTGTTTGTAATGGCGCTTGGATAGCCTCTACCTTCTCCATATCTTGGCGGGTCGGCCTGCCTGCACCGCCCGGGGTTAATAGACCTATAACGCGCCCATAAGCTGACGTTACGCAATTCTCTACCCAAAAATTAGCGTTCACGCCTCTATCAGATCTAAGCTCATAGGCATAATCTACAGCGCTTGGCTTCTCATCTTCATAGGTTTTATAGGCCTCGGCTCTTACCAGTATGTAACCATTTTTTATATCTATATCTTCTATGTAGGCCACTAGGCGTAAGCCCGGATATTCTGCCCTAGCTCTTTTAATGCGAGCGTTTACATCTTCATAACCGTCTAAAAAGCTCATTTGTTTACCTCTTTTAACGCCTTAGCTATGTTGCGCCCTCTTAGGTAACCGTCACCGTGGCCTTCTCTGTATCCAGTACGGTAAGCGCCAAGCATAAATAGCCCTACGATTAGCACCGTTAATGTAATTACTGCTAAATCAGCTAACATAAATCACCCTTTGTTAAGGCTGATAAAACTACTACACTAAGTAGCCCTCTCAGCGTGTAGTAAAAGTATGACCTATAGCTGCGACATATTGCTAGCTTTCTAGCGGCGTGTCTTTCTTTGTGTCTTTATCAGCTTTAGATTTAAGCCCATTACCAGCAAGTACCCCGCCTAAAGCGCCTGTTAAAAATATAGCTAGGGTCTGTAACAGCTGTATAAAGTCCCTATCATTTGGCGCTTGCTGGCCTATTGGCTGTGTTACAAAGACTAGGGCATATACCGCGCCTGTAGTTATAGTTAAAAAAGTTACAGCTAACACCGCGCCTATGAAGAAGATTAGCCGGGCGTGTATGTCCTCGGGCGTTAATTTTGTACGTTCTCTACTCATTAGGGTTAATTAAGTCCTCTGTACATACGCCTGTTGCTCTGCATTGAGGCGGGTTACACTCTGGCTTTTCCCAGTTTTCATAATTCTGGCACGGATACCTAACCCAGCCATTATAGCCGCACCCTGCTAAGAGCATTGTAAGTACCAGAGCCCCTAGCAGGGCTCGCACTACTTAGCGCCTATGCCGTATTGCTTTTCGTTAGGCTGTACTGCCTTAACTAAAGGCCCAATTAACCCGGCGATAAAAGCGTTAGCCAATACTTTAGGATCTGTAATCCCAGACATATACAAAGCTGCAACGCTTGCTAGTGCCGCGCGGCCATAGCTATATAGCGCTGCCTCTATTTGTTTTTTATTCATTTACCTAACCTGCTCTGCCCCTTAGTCGGTTAGCCCTTTGCTTAACTTTAGTATGCGCTTAGCCGCTTTCTCTGCATTTATGGCTACCTCAAAGTGCATTTCATCTGCGCGCGTCCACTCGCCACCCCAAGCTAACCCGTACTTTTTACATAAAGCTTTAAGCATTGGGACTTTTTCGGCTGGAAATGTACCGCGCTTAGTCAGCGGGTGTTTAGTTGCGTTTAGATCTATAGCTGTACCGCTGCTATGGCAGCTAAGTTTACCGACCACGCCCCTTACATCTCTAAATGCGTAGCCCCACTCATCCCACTCGCCCTCATCTATCGGCTCTATAAGTGTGTGGAACTCAGCGGCAAAACCTATTAGCAAAGGTGCTACAGCCTCAGCGCATTTGAGCTTTCTATTAGTACCCGGCACGGGGTAATTCTTAATGCCGATTTCTTCCGGGTCTTTGCTGGCAGGCCAGCCATTATAGCTTGTTAGCATAGTAATTTATTTTAGCATTTTCCCTCAAGATTATGCTAGAGGCCGAGAGCGGCCTTTAGATCAACTAAATTAAGTCCTACGCTGGCTAATTTTTGCTCAATAGTTGGCTCAGGTGCAACAATTGTGCCGTTATGCGCTGCAACTATGGCTGCGGCTTCATCATCATCTGTTTCAATAGTAATCGTATTATCGCCGTTATCTCTAACTCTATTAACAACAATTCCAACGGCACTAAGTTCGGCCATTAGTTCAGTTCCGTTCAAGTTTTCTGGTTTTGGATAATTAGTCATTTATGCTCCTAAGAAAATAGCGCCGAATTGAGAGTCGCTATGACCACCAGGAAAATTAAGGTTACCACCTGAGTTTTGATATGCTTCAACTTCAATGTAATCATTAGCAGCTAAAATTGCACAACCCGTTGTTGTTAAACCTGCGTTGAACGATGCAACAAATGTGTTAGCAACCCGATTTGGTGTTCCAGTTTGACCATTAACAACAATTTGTATTTGCCGATAGCCAGTTACATTGTTTCCAAACTGACCCCAAGCAAATACAAAATACTTTCCACCTTTGCCAGTTGGAATAGTAATTCTGCCAGTATTTGTTACAGTTGAGTGAAATCCATCAGTATCAAGCAATTCACTATCAAAAGTCAAAACAGTTTCGGTGTTATTTGCCAAAGTGTAATTTGTTGTATTGTAAAGTATGCAACCAACTGCCGTAGGAGCAGCAGGGGCAGCCCACTTGAGGCCTGTAGGCGAAACGGTTGAATCGGCTGTTAAAACTGTGCCGTTTGCACCT